CAGCTATTAATGTTTAGAAATTTCAAAGATCCTGAATATAAAAAATGGAGAAAAGCAGTATATAAAAGAGACGGATATAAATGTCAATGGCCAGGATGTAATATGGGTAAAAAACTTAACGCTCACCATATAAAGCGTTGGGCAGATTTTCCTGGTCTAAGATTTGAAGTTAGTAACGGTGTGACACTGTGTAGGTATCACCACGATATGATTAAAGGAATGGAAGATAATTACGAATCAATTTTTTTAAAGATAGCACACGCCAATGCCAGACATAAAAGATGATTTTACAGTTATTGTAGATACTAGAGAACAGCAGCCTTGGTCGTTTACTAAGTATGCTACTGCTAGTAGAAAATTAGATACAGGAGATTATAGTATAGAAGGTTTTGAAGATATTTTAGCTATAGAACGTAAGAAAAGTATAAATGAAGTTGCTAATAATATTGTAGAATCTAGATTTGTAGATGTTATAGAAAGAATGAGTAATTACAAGTATGCATATTTTTTATTAGAGTTTAATATAGGTCATGTTTTAGATTATCCTATAGGTTCTAATTTACCTAAAAAAATGTGGAACAAAATTAGAATTAAACCAGCGTTTATAATGAAACATATTTTGGAGTGGCAGTTGAAATATAATATACATGTATTTTTTTGTGGATCTGCTGATAATGCAGCTAGAACAGCAGAATATATTATGAAAAAGATTTTTTATACTGAAGTTAATAAAAATAATAAGGAGCAATAAATATGAAACTAGATACGCCTATCACTTTACGGAAGCCTCCAGAAACAGACCATAAAGGTAACAGGGTGGAACATCCTGAATTTACTTTGGATGAATTAAATCCTGTTTATACTGTTCATACCAAGGGTAGATATGTTGGTGTTTATTTTGAGGCAGCTTCCAACGATACTAGAATCGAAGGCACTTTAGTTGTTGTGAGTACTACCGAATACAGTGAAGAAGGTTCGTATACTCCGAACTTTTTAGACTCTAAATTAAAAGAGGTATTAGGACCAAATCCTCAAAGTGTACTTCAAGGCTTGTATCCTAAGACTGTAGAGCAAGATCCTGAGGGTCCTGGAGCTATCTTAACCAATATGATTAAGAGCATAGGTATTGTGAGTTCTTCTAGCTGTTCTTGTCGCAGGCATGCTATTGAAATGAACGAAAAAGGAAACGATTGGTGCGAAGAAAATATATCTACTATTTTAAGCTGGCTTAAAGATGAAAGCAAAAAGAGAAATTTGCCTTTTGTTGAAGCTGTAGCTAAAATGATTGTAAACAGAGCAATTAGTAAATCACGTAAATTAAAAGCTCAAAGTGCGGTAACAACTTAACATGACCAATAAAGGCGGTTTTGACAATGCGTGGCTAGGATTAGGGAATCTTGAAGATTTAGCTATTGATAGTAATCGAATGGTCAATAGATCTCAAGATGACATAGAGCGTCCAGACAAACATTTGCTGAAAATCTTTAGAGATATTTCTTATATTGGTTCTACGTGCAAACTGCTGTTCGGAATAGAATTACATCCGATACAGATTGCTATTTTACAAGAATTTTGGACCCGTCCTTTCCCTATGTTTATAGCTTCTCGTGGTTTTGGTAAATCTTTTCTAATGAGTTTGTATTGTATATTAAAATGTACTTTTGTTCCTGGTACGAAAATTGTTGTAGTTGGTGCTGGTTTTAGACAGAGTAAAATATTGTTTGAATATATGGAAAATATATGGCGAACAAGTCCTATACTCAGAAGTATATTTAACGGTAATGATGATGGTCCCAGAAGAGACGTAGACAGATGTACTTTAAGATTAGGCGATAGTTGGACTATAGCTATTCCTATGGGTGATGGCAGTAAAATTAGAGGCCTTAGAGCCCATATTATTATTGCTGACGAATTTGCCTCTATGTCTCCAGATATCTATGAAACTGTTGTTGCTGGTTTTGCTGCTGTATCTGCTAGTCCTATTGAGAACGTAAAAGAACAAGCAAAGAAGCAAGCTATGATAGATGCTGGTATTTGGAATGAAGAATTAGAAGCTTTATCTAAAAAACCCAGCAATCAAGCTATTATTAGTGGAACAGCAGATTACGGTTTTAAACATTTTGCTCAGTATTGGAAAAGATATAAATCTATTGTAGAGAGCGGCGGAGACCCTATAAAGCTACAAGACATTTTTAATGGCGAAGTACCTGAAAACTTTAATTGGAAAGATTACAGCGTCATTAGAATACCTTATGAGTTAATACCCAAAGGCTTTATGGACGACAAACAAGTAGCTAGAGCTAAAGCTACCATACATTCTGGTATCTATAATATGGAATATGCCGCATGTTTCGTAAACGATAGTGAAGGATTCTTTAAACGAAGTTTAATAGAAAGCTGTATAGCATCCGAAACTAATAATATTACTATTAATCAAAAAAATATAGTTTTCGAAGCCAGGGTAGAAGGAGATCCTAATCTAGGATATGTATACGGCATTGACCCAGCTTCAGAAAAAGACAATTTTAGTATTGTTATATTAGAAGTACATCCTGATCATTCTCGTGTCGTGTATTCTTGGACTACTAATAGATCTAACTTTAAAACCAGACAAAAAGCAGGATTGAGTGACGAGCATGACTTTTATAAATTCTGTTCTAGAAAAATTAGAAACCTAATGAAACTGTTTCCTCCTATTCGTATCGGGCTTGATGCACAGGGAGGAGGAGTGGCTATTGAAGAAGCTTTACATGACCCCTCTAAGCTAGAGGAAGGAGAGGTTTTGATTTGGCCTGTAGTAGAAGAAAACAAGGTTAAAGACACAGATAGTCAACCAGGATTACATATCTTAGAATTGATACAATTTGCTAGAGCAGATTGGACAGCACAAGCTAATCATGGGCTAAGAAAGGATTTGGAAGATAAATTATTACTATTTCCTAGATTTGATAATCTAACTTTAGGTTTAGCGATGGATAAGGAAGGTAAGGATATACTAGAGTCGGATCTAGATCCTATATATGATAGTTTAAGTGAATGCATATTAGAGATAGAAGATTTAAAAAATGAGTTGACAACAATAGTTATGACACAAACTAGTTCAGGTCCAAATGCCAGAGATAGATGGGATACTCCTGAAATTAAACTAAATAATGGTAAAAAGGGTAGATTAAGAAAAGACCGCTATAGTTCTTTAGTTATGGCTAATATGATCGCTAGACAGATGAGGCGTTCCTTAAAACCTGTAGAGTATGATGTTGTTGGAGGTAATTTGAAAGATATAGTCAAAAATCAAGGAGAACTATATAAAGGCCCAGAATGGTTTACGTCAGCAGTAAATGACGATATATATAAAGGAATTTATAGAAAATAGTGTATAGTACCATTGTAATCTAATTGCAATCCCAATAGAAGGATATCATGACAAAAAAATATAATAATTCTGACGAAATCAAAAATGCTGATGCTGTCGATCACGAAGCGTATGTTACTTGGGGAGAAGACCTTTCAAGCAAACAGGAAGCTCTTAAAAAGTCTTCTGAATCTTTAGAAGAATATACTGGCATCCAAAAAGCTTCTGCTGGACGAAGACACGATTTTTCTGGATTAGATACTAATACTTCTGGTAGACCAGGTTTAACTAGATCAGATTACGATTACTTTAGACCAGACGAAGCAGTACCTCGACGCAGCATGAAGATGATAATGCGTAGAGCAGAAGATGTTTATCAAAGAGTGGGATTGGTAAAAAATGTTATTGATTTAATGAGTGATTTTGCTGTACAGGGTGTGCGTATTGTACATAAAAATAAAAGAATAGAACGTTTCTTCCAAAGATGGTTTGATGAAATATCTGGAAAGGATCGTAGTGAAAGATTTTTAAATAATTTGTACAAAACTGGTAATGTTGTAATTAACAGACAAACAGGTAAGCTAGGACTAAAATCTGTAGATCAATTATATAAAACTAAAGGTACTCCTGATCTTAAAATTAACGACATTAATTATAATTCTGTAGAGAGAAAAGAAATTCCATGGAAATACACTTTTCTAGATCCTGTATTCGTTGAAGTTACAGGAGGAGCACTAGCTTCTTTTGTACACGACAAAAAATATGAACTAAAAGTACCTAGTCACCTTAAGAAGATTATTGGTTCGCCAAAAACAGACGCAGAAAAACAACTAGTTGCCAGTTTGCCTGAAGCTGTCTTAGAAGCAGCGAAGACTAAAAAAGGATATCCTTTAGACCCTAATAAAGTTTCTGTATTTCACTACAAAAAAGACGATTGGCAAAGTTGGGCATTTCCTATGATATATTCTATTATGGATGATATTAACGTAATAGAAAAACTAAAGCTTGCAGATATTGCAGCTCTTGATGGCGCTATCTCTAATATTCGTATCTTTAAACTTGGTAGCCTTGAACATAAAATTGCTCCTACTAAAGCAGCTACCTCTAAATTAGCACAAATTTTGGGTAATAATGTTGGTGGAGGTACAATGGATTTAGTTTGGGGTCCTGATATTGAATTACTAGAGTCTAAAACAAA